ACAACTTATCATCTTTATCCTTTTCTTTAATTTAATTTTATTCCTGGTTACTGCTTGACAATCCTAGGAATGTGTGTATAATCGACTATGTCGCTGCTTGATAAGAAGCTAAGCTATAAGACAGTTAATGTATAGTCTTATTATCAAGTTCTTCATATTCTAATTGTGCCTCTTCTTGTTCTTCTTGTTCTCTTAACTCAGTATCTAAATCTTCAGCAATATCCAACATCTTTTCTATCTCTTGAGGTGTGTAGGCTGCCTTTATTTTAGTATGCTGTAACTTTGACAATATTACCTCATAATAGTTTGCTAATTCTTTTGCAGCTCTTGAAATAACCATTACCTTATCTTTTGGAACAACAAACATTTTATCGTTTGTAAATGGTACCCAAGGTGCTAGGGTGTTATCGTCTTTTAGTCCTTGTGCAGTCATTCTTGGGGTTGTAATTAATTGTAAAGGATTTTGTATTCGTAAAAAGTCTTTATCTATAGATATACTTCCGACTAATGTACTGCCGTCTGTTAACCTAACTATTCTATAGTCTGTTAAATCGTTTGGGGCTTTTTCTTGTAATTTATCCATATAACTATTTATCTATTCTTTTAGGTCGATATTATGCATCTCGTAATCAAACTCTTCCTCTGTATAGATGTTTATCCTTTCTTGAAAATGTTTTATTGTAAAGTTTTCTTTAGATTTATAAGTTAAATCATCTGCTATATCATATAAGGTAGCATTAACTTTATTATCACCTAATCTTAAACCACGACCTATACTTTGTAAATTTCTTATTCTACTTTTAGAAGGACTAGCAAAAATAATGTTGTGTAAATTTTTAATATTAACACCAGTACTAAATGTACCATAACTTGCAACAATAATGGCATCTTTTTCTTTTTCTACTATTCCTCTTATTGCTTCTCTCTCATTAGCTTCAACACCACCAAAAATAAGAAAAACTTTTCGATTGGCATCAGCCTTCTTTTTTATTATCTCATGTAAATTCTTACCATGTTTTTCTACTAACTGAAATAAAACTAAAGTGTTACCTTTTAATTTAAGTGCTAGGTTACGAATAAATTTTTGTCTTGATTTACTACTTACTAGATAGTCTATTTCATCTTGATATTTACCACTTGCAACCATTTTACTATTTTCTACTGTGTGTTTTAAAATTAAACAACGAACAACTAAATTAGACAGCTGTTGTTTGTCCATTAGTTTTCTTGTAGATGTAACTTTATTGACAGCACCAAACAAACCTTCTAATACTAGTTTATGTGTCTGAGCACCATCTAGTGTACCAGTAAGACCAATACGATATTTACAATCTTCAAGTTTTGTCATAATCTCTGTAAGTGATTTAGATTTAAATAAATGGGCTTCATCACCAAAGACACAACCAAACTGTTCGAAATATGCTTTTGGTAACTTATATAAACTCTGCCATGTCGATATAAGAACTTTCTTATCTGTTTGATTTGAATATCCACTATATAATTTATGACAATTTTTCTTTACATTCCAACCGTATGATTCAAAGTCAGAATACATCTGTTCAACTAACGAGGTTGTTGGTACAATCAATAATATTCGATTGTTAGGGGCATCTTTGATTAAATGAGTATAGTATCGTATTAACGAATATATGATGAATGACTTACCTGATGCTGTAGGACTCAGTAGCAACGACCTATTGAACTTTAAACTATGATATATGGCGTCTATCTGATAATCTCTTGCCTCAAACTTTTGACCTAGACTGTTTGAGAATTTTTTGACAACATCTTTATCTACTTTATTATTAACCTCAACACCTTCTTCTGATACAATATTATATCCTCTTTCTTCAGCAAAGGCTCTAATGTATGGAAACAATCCAAAGTATATCTCTTTTGTCTTTTGAGAATATAATCTTATCTTACCATCCCACATACGATTACGGAATGCAGGCATAAACTTGTAGCCTGGTACATAAAATGTAAAGAACTCTGATATTTCTCGCTGAATGTTAGGGTCACAATCAACAGTTATATAGACTTCATTTTTCTTTTTTAGTATTAAAGTATCCATGTCATCACACTATATCTATCACCACTAATAACTTTTTTAACTTCATGTGGAAACATAAAGTTTGACGGAAAAACAACTGCTGAACCTTTTTTCTTTTCTAAAGGTTCACCACATAGTACAAACTCACCACCTTCATAATCATCATTTAAAAATATTAAAGATGTTAGATGTGGATAACCTTGTTTTTGACCATGACTATAATGTATATTATCTATATGTTCTTTCATAAAACCCCCTGTGTCGTAACAGTTAATTCTAAAGTTTGTGTATTCTTGTATTTTAATTTTATCATGTATTGATATATAATCGTTTACGGCTATTTTAAATCCTTTTTGTATAACTTGATAGTCTTGATGTTGTGGTGTAATCCAAAACTCTTTCATATCAACTTTAGATGTGCCTAGATTTTTATTAGCAGTTGAGAAAGTTGAAGTTTGCCACTTATTAAACGTATCTTTGTTATAATGATTTACTATATTATCACAAGCGACCGAGTCTAATACTTGTGGATAATAATATATGTAATTATAAACTTTGTCTTTAGAGATTGGCTGACTGAAACTCATGATGTTCTCCTACTTGACCTTTTACTTGCATATTCCAGGCTATACTTATACGTTTGTTTTTTGAATTATTTTGTTGTACCCAATGGGGCAACCACGCAGGAAAAAATATTGCTCTATTTGTTTTTGATGCATAACTTAATAGACTAGCATTTAAATCATTTGTTTCAATTTTTTTAGGCACTATAACATCAGCTGCAGGTCTTGGGTCATGAAAAACTATACTTGCACCTTGGTCTGATTGCAAATAATAAGTGCCACTTAAAAAATTATTTGAATGTGTGTGAGCAGGGTGATGTTCATTTTGTTTTAAAACATTTGCCCACATATCAGTAATGACTAAATCCTTTACATCATAACCTAGTGTGTTACATATATCTTTACCAGTCTTTATAATTAAATCTGAAAACGATTTAAACTCTTTTTTTGTGTGTAAGTTTGCTGATTTTGTTTGCCAATTAACATCATAGTCTCTTTCTTTCCATAGGTCACCAACATACTCTTTCATTGTATCTGTATCGTCTATGAAATTATCTAATAAGAATATATTAGTAGCAAATATTTTTTGATGTTGCATTATATTGCGCCGCTAGTAAACTTTTTCCACTCTATCGCATTTTTAATTAAAAAGGTTCTGCTGTTTATACTTCTTAAAACTTGTTCAAGATATGTAACGACTTGTTTTAGATATGCAGCTTTTTGGTCTGCTCTCTGTAACTCATCATCTGAATCCATATAAATGTGTACATCTGCTTTTAATATTTTTAAATCAAATGGTTTCTCTGTATAAACCGAAGGGTCTGATTTACCTGTATAATATTCCCACTTGTGTCTTTGTAAAGTTTTATATTCATATTCTGCTTTCTTGAGTAATAAAGAAAACTTATTAAAGTGTTGTAGGTATTTATTATGTAATAAAGGTATTTTAATCGACTCAGCATCTAGCTCAGTATCATCTAATTTAAAATCTCTATCTACTTGTTGTTGTAATTCTTCTAATGTCATGAGTGTATTATATCACCTTTTGGTTGGTTTGTCAAGGCTTTAACCATTTCTTTTTGTGTAATATAGGTAAGATTATCACAGTCTTTCCATTCATCTATTTCACAATCTATTGATGATGTGCCAATAGTATTCAGATTTACCTTGTAAAAATTAACATCTTTAAATTTATTAAATGTATTTTTATGTTGCAGTATCCAATGGTGTAAATCATCTTTCTCTGATTTATCAGGCCTCATCATTGGAGTATCTTTATCTACATAACAAGAAGTTCCTGCATAGATGTTGTTCACTCTATCGTCTGTTGAATATAAATCATGACCGATAATATAAACTTCTTTTGCACCAAGTTCACACGCCAGATAGATTGCTCTTGTGCCTGTTGCATATGCAAAGCCATCTATATCTGGCTCTATGTTCTCTACTTTATCATTGTTGGTTACTCCGGTGATATAGGTCGTGCCTAAGTTATGCCCTTTTGTGAGCGTAAACACTCCATCAGCGCCATGATAAACCACTTCTTCACTATCATTCCAAACAATGTCAGTTTTATCTGCCATAGTTTTCATCATTTCTTTTGCAACAAATATTGGCACAGGTGTCCAATATCCTAAATAACAAGTGTTTTTGTGTGCATATCCTGACCGATATATTTCGTGACCTATTTGTGAATCTAATCCCACAACAATATCTGGTGTGAAATCACGATAGATTGCATTACAACCTATTACTGTTCCGTGTTTTTTGAAATCGTCTAGATTTAGACCTTTACGAGAATTACCATTACCAAAGCAAAACGCTGTCATCATTATATACCATCCTATATTATTCTACTATGAAGTAGATATTTGTACTATATCATAATTCATATAGTTAAAACTAACTGAAGCACTTAAATAATCTACATCAGTTTGTCTTACATCATAATTTAAACTACCCAAAGATGTTGGGTAAATATTTTGAAATCTTATTTCTGTCTTAGGAATATTTTTACTATTTAAAACTGTAAGTATTGCGTCAGAATATATACCACCTTCATTTAAAGGTTGTGGTGTAGAGGTACCAGTTACGGCTGAACTTTTAGAAGAACCAGGAAATCTATCTGAACCAGCAGATTGTAAATCTTGAAACTGCTGATTGTTACTAGGAAATCCTAGACCAAGAATCCAGTCATGTATCTCTTTATAGTTGTTTAAATTTTCGTCAACAAGAAATGACATATCAAGAGCCGCAAAAGTTATCTTGTCTCCAGGCAGAGGCATATCATACAATGGAGTATTTTGTTGTGCTGAACCTAGATTGATACCAGGTATGTTAGCACTCTGTACAAAAAACTCTACTGTTGGAAGTTTAGTACACTTGAACCTAAATTGAATAGGACTAGCATAATCACTCTTAGAAGGTTCTCTATTAATTATATTTGTTGTTGTCATACTTATATTTATAAAGGTTTTTTATGGGGGTATTATTAAGGCTTAAAAAAAGGGGCCGAAGCCCCTTTTTTACTACTTTTCGAGAAGAATCGAAATTACATAATATTTGTAACTTTAACTCGTCTGTAGTATAGGTTTTGTGCTGTAGCACCAACTGCACCAGAGTTATCTAATGCGCCGTCGCCAGCAGAAGTTGCGAAAGGATTTTGAACCATTCCGTATCTAGTTTTAAATCCAATTTTTGGTTGGAAACTGTCTTGACCAACTGCACGAACCATTTGTAATGGAACATATGGGCAATAGAACAGACCAGAATCGTAAGGTGAAGTTCCTTTGTAACCAATTACATAGTACTGACTTGCAGATACGTTAGCAGCATATGGGTCAACATACACTTTAAACTTACCGTTAAGTACACCAGCAAAAGTATTACCTGTATCATCAACATTTAAGTTGTTGTTCAACGCAGGAGCGTAATCTAAAACACCAGCCATTTGTAATGCAGAAGCAACATCAGCAGAACAAATAATAATGTTCCCTTTACCTCTACGAGTTTGTTGACCGATAGCGTTAGCATCTCTTTCTAGTTGATATAACAGCCCTTTGAATTTCTCAACTGACCATCTACCGTTTGAGTCAGTATCTAAATCGAAGATACCAGCAGTTGTTACATTTACTTGAGCGCCTGGTTTAGCGTGACCGTAAATAGTTCTAACTACTTCTCTGTTGATTTCAGCAAGAATTTCACTTGAAAGGATGTTTGCAAGTTCTGTTTCAGCGTCTAAACCGTGGATTGCTTTTAAGTCTTGTGCAAGTTCCATAGTGTACTCTGCTTTTAGAGCACGAGATTTAGCAGTAACAGTTACTTTGTCGATTGAGAAAGCCATTTCAGCGAACTCATCAGTACCATCACCTAAAGTTTCTGCCTGAGCAGTACTCATACCAGAACCAGTTGTGTAAGTTCCAGCAGAAGGTGAATCGTTTAGTGTTGCAGGGTTAGTACCAGCCTGAGCGTCAGGGGAACCTGAACCTCCAGCAGCATCTCTAGCAGAAAAATCTGAATCTGCTTCATTGAATAGTGCTTCTGCACCTGCTTGTGTACCGAATCTTGACTTCATTGCGAAGATTAAGCCTGTTGGACCAGTCATTGGTTGTACACCACAAATATCGTATGCGATAAGATTTGGCATAGCACGTCTGACTAGCGATATTAAAACTGGATCAAAGTTGTCTACAGAAGCACCAGTTGCGTTTACAGGAGCAGCCTCAGTCATAAAGCTTCGGTCCTCCCTAACTGATTTTTCTTGATTTTCTAAAATCACAGTAGTTACAGCTCTTTTATAAGCATCTTCGATTTTTGGTAAATCTGGATGTTCTAGGACTGGCTGCCACTTTTCCTGTAAGTTTTCAGTAAGATACATTGTTATCTCTCCTTGTTATGTTTACATTTAATAAGAACATTAAAACGCACCTTTTTGATTGATTTGTTTAAGGTTCTTTGTTATTGCGGCTGTATATGCAGCCATAGCATCTGACTTACCAGCATTAAAATCAGCTGGTTCGTTTGCCGCGACAGAATCAACAGAATCACTTTCTGTTATTTCTGATTTTGTTTTAGGGAAGTAAGACTCTTTGATAGTTTCTAACTTTTCTCTAAATTTCTCAGCACTATCATACTCGACATTCTCAGCCATAGACATAAACTTTTCTTTTTCTGTTTCTGCTAAATCAGCAGTTACTTCAACGATAGCTTGTGTCTTATAAAACTCAGAAACTTCTTTTGACAGATTTACATTCTTTTCAATCTGTTCGTTAAGTTTAGATTCTAAATCTTTTGATTGATTTGTTAAGTCTTCTAATACATTGTACTTTTCTTCAGGAACATCAATATAATGTTCTTTAAATAAAGATTTAAGTCCAGTAATGAAATCTTCAGCAATCTCGGTACGAATACCTCTTTCGACTGCTAATTCATTTTCTTTCATCCATTCTTCAACAACATAGTTCAGATACGAGTCAACTTTTTCAGTCATCGCTTCTTTTATTGTTTCAGTCTCTTTTGAAAGTTTTTGTTCATACTTAGACTCTAGTACTTTAACCTGTTCTTGTATTCTTGTCTTTACAGCAGTTTCAAAAATAGTCGCAGCCTTTTCCTTGAATTCCTCGGATAGGTCAGCGTCTGTTGAAACTAATGCTTTAACGTCATCAGATAGGTCAATATCCATTTCATCAGAATCAGTTGTTTCAGCAACAGTTTTTACACCGTCATCTACTTCTACTTCTTCTTCTTTCATGTCAGATGGTTTTTGGTCATTTGGTAATGAGCCGTCATTCGCATCCTTATTAACCTGGTCCGATACTTTAGATACCTTTTTTACAGCGGTTTGGCCATTAGGGTCAGTAGGTTTAACCACTGCCTTGCCCAAATCTTCGCCGT